AATCACACCCAACAATTAAAGCACCTTTATTAAATTAAACATATTTATTAATATGAAAATTATGAATTTGAACTAACAGCACAAAACATACATAAAATAGCATAACCTATGAAAAAATCAGAACTACGACAAATTATTAGAGAGGAGATTGGTAAAGTGTTAAAAGAAGCAAGTAATTTACCTGTAACTATAACATCAATTAATGGAAAGTCATTTTATTTTACTAAAGATTCCTTCACATCACCTAAAATTGATGGGATTGGATTTATTCAACAACTAAGAGACTTAGAAGCAACAGCCCCTGAAGGTTATGCTTCTGCAGAAGTGTGGGTACATGATAAAGAAACACGAAAAACACCCGGGGCTAATGCTAATATTAAAGTGAATCCATCTAAGTTTTCTACTTATTTCAAATAATCATACCCAACAATTAAAGCACCCTTATCAATTTGGCTAATATTTATAATAAAATATAAATCATGAAAAAATTGCAATTACGACAAATTATTAGAGAGGAGATTGGTAAAGTGTTAAATGAAAACCGCTACGAGATAATTGACCCCCAGCAAACCAACAAATCATTAGATAATATATTGGATGCTATTAAATTGCTAAACAATAACGGATTAAAACTTACACCAGAAGATGAGAGCGGTCATTATTCAGGTGGATATAAACATATTAATTCGATATATGTTAATAGCCCATTACTTTTTGATAAGTTAATAAGAAAAGCTAATGATGTGTTAGCTCAAAATGGGTTAAAACATTTAAGAATCATTGAGGTATAACAATTAAGCACCTTTATCAAATTAAAAAGTTATGAAATTTCAATTAAATTTAAAAAGTATAAATCTACAAATAAATAGCATTGATTCACAATGCTATCTTTTACCTTACATAAAATTTACATACAGCAGATGGCTAAACGGTAATTATGAAATTATCGTAGGTTGGCTTACTAAAGAACTATGCATTGTATTTTAAGTTATGAAAGTAGAAGCGTTATTTATTTCAGATGTGCATTTAGGTTCTAAAGGAAGCTGCGTAGCGCAGCTTCTAGAAGTTTTAAAAGATTATGAACCTAAACATCTTTTCATCGTCGGAGATTTCATTGACGGATGGATTTTAAAAAAACGACATTATTGGTGTAATGATTACAATTCAGTAATTAGAAAAATCATGCAGCTATCGCAACGAGGTACGCGTGTAATTTACATTACTGGAAATCATGACGATTTTTTGCGTGGCTATTCGCCTATGTCGTTAGGAGATTCAATTCAAATCGTTGATGAATATATTTGGAACGGATATTACATTTGTCACGGCGATAAATTTGATGGTATAGTTAAACTTAAATGGTTAGGAATTTTAGGATCTGTAGGCTATGAAATAGCTATATCATTTGATCGCTTAATTAAGCGACTTGGATATAAATTTTCGCTAAGCGCATTTTTGAAAAAGAATGTAAAAAATGCAATTAAATTTATTACTAATTTTGAAACGCAACTTGCATACCAAGCAAAACACCATGGATGTCATGGAGTAATTGCGGGGCATATTCATACGCCGGATAATAAAATGATTGATGATATTCATTATTTAAACTGCGGAGATTGGGTTGAAAATTGTAGTTACATTATATACGATAAACAAGAATTTACAATTAAATTCTATAATTAATTAAGTTTTGGAACTTATTACTACTTACATATGTAAGCAAGGAGATATTGGCGTTCATAACAACATGTTCGGAGGAACAATTCTTGCTATTATTGACGACGCGTCAGCTTCATACGCAGCGCAAATTTGCGATACTCAACGTATTGTAACTGTAAAGATTGACGAGTTAGTTTTTACCAAACCTGTAAAAGTTGGAAATATTTTAAAGGTATATGGTCAAGTCGTTGAATTTGGAACTACATCAATTTCAATTTACATTGAAGTGCGAAAGCATAATGTATATACCGGAGCGCAAGAAACTGTAACGCATACAAAAATTAAATTTGTGCGAATTGATGATGACGGAAAACCGTTACCAATACATGATTTTGTAAAAGCTCGATATTTTGAGCGATTAGCGAAATATGGAAAAGGATTGTTAAGTCAAGAAGAAAAGCAACATAATTTGGCACTTTGATAATTTTGTCTTATATTTAAGTAATGACAGAATTATTACATATACTAGGAGGATGCCCAGATCATGCCTCGCATCTAAATTTGTTAGATTTAGCAGCTGCTGACTACAACAGCATTTACACTTTGTTACAAAACTTTAAATTTTTTAAACTTAAATGTATACAGCTTCTCAGAGGTATTTAGATATTCAATCTCGAATTGTCGATATTATTTACAGTTGCACTACTGAAATTCAATTAGAAGCTTGTGAAAAGTTAATTGATAATTTTATTATTGTTACAGCCCCGTCTAACATTTACGATCGATTTTTAGTTGAGGAATGTGCTATACATTTGCGGTCTCGTTTAAATTTACGCAGAAAACTTTTAGATCGTATTTAAATAACTAATTGATTTTCAATTGAAAAAGTTTATCGAACAATTTGGTACTTTAACAAATAAATACTATTTTTATGTATAGTAATTAAAAAATATGACAGATTTTTCTTTAGTGCAAAAAGTAGTTGAAGAGTTAAATTCAACCAATTCAATCAATGACAAAAAAGAAATTCTTGCAAAATATGCAACCAATGAATTTCTGAAAAAGATATTACATTATACATACAATCCATTTTATCGATACTACGTCACTCCGGACAATTTAGATAAAAACTATGATGAAGATTTAGGAACGTTGTATTCATTTTCAGATTTATTTGAAATGTTAGACGCGCTTCGTAAACGAGAAATTACCGGGCACAAAGCTATTAATTCAGTAAATGACTTTTGTTTTCGTAACGAAGACTACAAAGATCTTATTTACAAAATAATTGGTAAAGATTTAGAAATTCGAATGGGTGACAGCTTGATCAACAAAGTTATTCCTGATTTAATTCCAACATTCGACGTAGCATTGGCAGCGTCGATGGAAGATGTAAATATTGATTTTACTAAAGATTCATGGGTTGCTTCTCGAAAGCTCGACGGTGTAAGATGTTTAGCGGTAATTGACGAAGCAGGTTCTATATCACTCTGGTCTCGTCAAGGAAACGAGTTTGAAACTCTGCAGAAAGTTAAAGATGAACTTGACAAGTTGAATTTAAAAGATGTCGTGCTTGACGGAGAAATTTGTTTAGTAGACAAAGACGGAAATGAAGATTTTCAAGGAATTATGAAACAGATACGACGTAAAGATCATACTATTGATTTGCCTAAATATTTAGTATTTGACATCATAGACGGTCAAGACTTTCGCGCGAAAAAAGGAAATGTAACGTATGCAGACCGGTATACAAAGCTGCAGTCTGTATTAAATGGCTCGTTTTTGCATTTAGAAATAGTCGAGCAAATTGATATCGATCGCGAGTCTAAATATATAGAATTTATGAACTATGCCGATGAAAGAAAATGGGAAGGATTGATTTTACGTAAATCAACTTCTTGTTATGAAGGAAAGCGTAGCAAAAACATGGTAAAATGTAAATCGTTTTACGATGCTGAATATGAAGTAGTTGATTTAGAATTTGGGCCGTTTAGAATGATTGAAAATGGTTTAGAGGTAACTAAAGAAGTTTTATCAAATATTGTAATCATTCATAAGAACAATAAAGTTTCAGTAGGGTCGGGATTTTCAATTGACGAGCGAGAGTATTTTCGTCGCCAGCCAGAAGAAATTCTAAATAAGATTGTTACAGTTCAGTATTTTGAAGAAACGCAAAATCAATCTGGAAATTACAGTCTCAGATTCCCGACAGTGAAATGTATACATGGTAGCAAAAGATTAGTGTAATGGCAAGACCGAAAAAAGAACGAGCTCCAATCGAGCAAATGAAAAAACCAAAATGGAAAATCGGTGATGTTGTCGACATTACCTTTTTAGGAGCTCCTAAAAAAGTCAGACTAACTGAATTGCGTCCTCATCCTCAACATTCAGAGCGATGGATTTACACTGCAGTGTCAGTTAATGACAGCATCGTAATTCCATTTATTGGGGTTGACGGGTCAGAGCAGTTTGCTAATATTTGGTCAAAAAAGAAAAATAGTATAGAAGATTAACTTAATTTATATAAACTTTAAATCAAATAATCATGAAGCAAATTTGGATTAAAATTCAAAGTTACGTAAAACCTACGTTAAACGTAGCTTTATTTGCCGGATCAGTAACCGGAGCTTTTTTTGGAGGATATTACTACACTTCCATGAAAAAAGTCGTTAACAGTGACGACATCGAGTCTGTAAAAGTTATATCGTCAACAAGCTGCTCAATAGCAGTTACAGAACGTGGAGAATTGTTAGTTTTAAATCGAATTGATGGAACGTATAAACTATACGACGAGTCTATCGGATTGTCTGTTTTCAAAGCTTATGGCAACAGATTAACTTCTAATCAACCTAAATAACATGAAACGTAAATTAGTTACAGTAGCAGTGCTAGCAATTTGTATGGTTGCAAGTTTATCGATATCTTCTAGTACTTCAAAAAAAGATCCGTATGTATACGGTGTAGATAGTATAGGAATTGTTAATTCTTCTCCATCGATTCAAATGTATTTCTATATTAAAAAATACGCAAAGTTATACGACATTCCGGAATCATATGCGTTTTCTTTAGCATATCAAGAAACCAATTATCGCGGACCGATGCATTTGTCATACAACCCAGAGCAAGTTTCCACTGCCGGCGCACTCGGCCCAATGCAAATTATGCCAAATACATTTAAGATGGTGAATAAAAAATCTATTCCTAACTGGAAACTAAAATCAGACGTTCGATTAAATGTCATGACTTCGATGAAGCTTCTTCGTATGCTACACAATCGATATCGAGATTGGGGATTGGTTTTTGGTGCGTATAATACCGGAAGGCCTTGCGTCAATGAATATTCACAAAACATCCTAAACAAAGAATTTTTTTGGATTTCTGGTAAAATTTAAAATAAATTTGGTGGCTTGAAAATTAATTCTTATATTTAAAAAAATAAATAATCATGAATTCAATATCTTTAAACTTCAAAAAACAGTTTTTAACATTTGCTGAAAAATTTTACGTTAATCGTTTCGCTATACAATACGTATCGTCAATGCTTTTCGCAATGGTCTGCCTAATTGGCAATCAAATAAATTTTTCATTTCTATTTCTTCTAATGGCATCATTGATGGATGGAATGCATTGTTTACATAGAAAAAACGAATAATATAATTATCACCGCGGGGTGGACTGGAGATGGTTCCAGCTCGGTCTCATAAGCCGAACGACGCAGGTTCGAATCCTGCCCCCGCTACTAAAAGTACATTCTTGGTTTAAATCGAGCCGGTCCTAAAAGGCCGGCCTTTCTTTTGTAACTTATCTTAAAATGAAAAAACATATAAAACTATGGCTGCGATACAGATTCGCGCGTACTCGAGTTGTATTTCGAAAATTAAATCGTTATTTTGAAACTGCGATGGATTCAAAACTTGAAGAAAGTGAAACGAAAGATTTAGCTATTACTATAGTGCGAAGAGCAATTGCCAATCCGACGTCGACTATGTTGATTGCTCCAATATCAGGTACTCGATACATTCATTTTGACGAAATTTTTATAAAACTCAATGAAAACTTAATTACCATTGTTAACGGTACATATACTTATCAAATTTCTATTTCAGATAAAGAAACTGAAGCGCTACTCGACAAATTCAATTTTCGTTTAGAGTTTATTAGAAAGCAATGGGAAAATTCTATAATGACAAAAACTAAAAAAAGCTTAGGAAATATTCTTGACGAGCTGAATAGTAAATTTATAAAATCAATTTAATTGATACTCAATTGGTTATATAACCTATTGATAGTCAATGAATAAAACTAACCAAAAAATTTGGTACATACCGATCAATCTCTTATTTTTATGTATAGTAATTAATTAAAAAATGAGATTAGAAACCGAAGCCCCAGTTAGTGATTTAGAAAAATCAATTGAAGCCATTTTAATGTTAAATGGATATGAACAATCTGAAATTCAATTCAGAGATGATGACCGTTATTTGCGAATAGGATATTGGAAATCTTTACCTGCAAAAGTAGTAGGTCAACTTGAGTCGTTTATTGATATCGATCCAGTAGATTGGTATGACGACGATTGTGGATATCTTTGCTATTACAAAGTTAAAAAATAATTCAAAAAAGATTTGACACTTAACTAATAAATTCTTAATTTAAAGCTCAATAAATAAAATGGCAAAAAAAGTAATACCAGCAACGACTAATGCAGTTAAATTTGGCAAATTTGCAATCGTACTCGAAAAAGAACAACTTTCTTATTACACTGAAAGTGAATTAACTCGAGTTGCAGATGTAGGAATTGATTTTTCAAATAAAGATCTTTTCGACTTAGCAACGAGAATTTCTGAGAAAAATTCATATGGTACTGTAGAATATACCTCAAAAGATTTAGTAATTAAAACCCGTAAATAATCATGAGACAGAAAAAATCAAAATTTCGAATTGTGCCAGCTACGCATCCTAAATTTGGATCATGTTGGTCTTTAAAAGAAGGCGAATTTGTAATTGGTACTTTTGTTAATAGACAAGCCGCTGAGACTCGCAAATTGCAATTGGAAAAATCCAATTTAGAAAATTTTCTTTTAGTAAAAACCGCAAATCAAGAACTTAAAATCGAAGAATAATGCCAACCTTTTATAGCGAAACAGAAATAGACATTTCAGTAGAAGAATTTGTTGATCAATTACCAGATTGGGAATTAGATGAATTAATAGAAATTGTAAATAATATGCAATCTAATAATGTTCCAGTAAATAACGGAGCTAGTTTAGCGGTTGATGAAATTAATATTGCTTTGGACAAGCTTGCTCGAAATTCAAGACTTTTAACTGTTGAAGAAGAAGAGTATATCAAGAAACTTGCAGATAAATTCTTATAAGGAACTAGGCTTTATCCTTTACCGATTACATATCGTATACCTTCGTATACATTCGTTCTTAATCACTCAGTATATTGATAACCAAAAATGATAAAACTTTTAGATACCGATAAAAAACTCATTGAAAAATATAAGAAAAAAGTGCATAAACAGTTTCCTGGTGCGTATTTATTGGCTACCGCTAATGGGTATACAATCGTGCAAGAGCAGGATGATTTGCTTTTAAAAGATATTTTATCTGAGTTTTTTATTCCTCCGACTACGACGCCTGTTAAAGCATGGGAGCACGCGCAAGGCAATGCAAAAATTTTTCAAAATTTAAATCGAACTCATCCACTTCGCATTGAAGGAATGGAAATGGAAGACAAAATGGCGCGTATCGAAGCTAGAAAGACTCGCCGAGATGAAAAATCAATTAAATCATCGAAATTTGATATTTATTAATAAATTAGTTTAGTTATGTGGAATTCAATAAAAACACTTTTTGACAAAAATAGCGAGCGCGTTGCGTTGCAAGAACCGGAAATAATTTCCGCGAAACTCGTTGAAGAATTGCCTTCTGCCGAGGTAACAGAAGTAGCTAATGCCGATTCAGATGAATCTGTGTTTGATGCTGATTATCTATTAACAAATCCTTTAGTGGTTGGATGGCTATCTACTGTCGAACAAGAATTGTTATTTTCAGCATTATGCTATTTTACGCAATACAATAATTCAGTTCTCGATGTAGGATGCGGTCGCGCAGATTTATATGGCTATTTACAAAATCTTTTTCAAAACGACCAAATTCAATATAAAGGTATTGACCTTAATCCTAATTTAATAGAAATTGCAAAACGTAAATTTATCAATGTAAATGTAGAATCTGCAGATGTGCTTAATTTCAAAACAGAAAATTACGATTGGGTAGTAGGATCAGGGCTTTTCAATTTAAACGATCATCCTGATATGGTTGAATATGCAAAGAAGGTAATAGATCAAATGTTTGCCGTTTGCAATGTCGGGGTCGCTGTTAATTTTTTAACAGGCGTGCCTGAAGATTTAGCTGAAGAAGATTTAAAAGCTTTAATCGTGCATGATCCCGGTATATGGCTAAATTACTTAGTAGAAAAATACAATAAAGTTATTACACGAGCTGACTATTTAACTGGAGACGTTACATTTTACATTTTAAAATAATATGACCGCAAGCCTAATACTATCTATTTTCGGAGTTGTAATATTCATTTCTATTGCATTTTACAACTATCATTTACGTCAAATAATTCAAGTGCATGAATTGACAATCGAATCGAAATTTCACATCATATCAGCATTGCAAGATTATGTTGCTAAGTTAGAAGAAAAAAATGCTGACTTGTTAGATGAAAATAATTTACTAAAAAATAAAAAATCTTCAACGCGTCGCAAAACAACTTAAATGTCTAAACCACTTTCTCTTGAAGAGTTTTTTCGAAATTTTGAAACTCACGTTTCTGAAATGGCGTCAAAATCAGGCAGTATGAGTACAGAAATGATCTGGGATCTACCTGTAAATTCCATAGCCTCTTCTGAAAATATGGAAAGCGTAGAGTTGCTTTTTGAAAAATGTATTAACAGAGATAAACAATATTCAGACTCAGATAAACAAAATTCAGTCTTTAAAAAACTAATTGCATTAAGAGCTTATGTTGCCACAAATTATGACGCTGAGAGAGTCCTAGAACGTTCCGGTGATTTATATATACTAGATAATTGTATACAAGCCGTTAAAGATAAAATATCACTTTCACATTCTGGATTGATCATCTTAAATAAGATTCATGAAAAATATACATAATACTTCGAAAATTATTCAATTCTCAAAAACTCAGTGGTCTGAATTGAAAACGTTAGCTGCAATTGAAGATGCTGAGCAGCGTCGAGCAGCATTTCGTAACTATTTTCATACTCAAGAAAATTTTGATTGCGTAAAAGATGTAGTTGATCCTTCCTGGCTCGCTCATGATATGTTTTTAAATTCTGAATCATATGGATTATAACGATATTGAATTTGACGAGTCAGATTATGAATTTTTTGAGTCGTTACCGACAGATGAAAAACTATTATTTTTGTTTGATTTGTTATGCACTAATCTTTTTGAAGATTATTCAAACAGCGATTATTCAGAAATAATTCCAGCCTCATATGAACAGTTAACAGGGCCTTTAAAATCTACAGTAGTCGAAGCTATCGACTTTGCCTTTTCAAAAGAAGCTGACGTAAATATTGTGTTTGTAAATGATTTTGTCGTAATTAACAGCGATAATGAAAAAGTGTTAAAGACGTCTGTGCGAGAAATTTTTATGCGCGGATATGTACTTTCAGAAATGAAAGTTACTGAACGAGAATTGAAATTGTTTCAACGATGTGCTTTTTGTAAAATTTATTCTATAATTGGTCATAACAACCCTATAATTAAAAATTAACATGTTTTCATTGAATAGAACGTTTGTTAACTTTCAAAATAATTTATATGAGGTAGTAAGAATATTCAGCGAGTCGCAAATAAAAAATGTAGAGTTGGTTAAAGAATATTTAGATACTTCGTTAGCGTTACGTAAAAATGAAAAAATATATTTTTGTCGATTAATTGAAGAAGCTGTTATTCTTGAAGAAAAATTTGGTAATTAGAAAATTTTAACTTATATTTAATAAATAAAAATTGTTATGGGTAACATTGGTTATGCATGCATCAACATGACTTTAGGTAAGAAGCATATTCTAACCGGTCGTGCAATGCGCAAAGCAACGCTTGAAGCTAAAGGTTTAAATCACGCTTCAGAATTGGCATTGTTAAATGCGCGAGATTTAGAAACAATTCTCAAATGGAATTTAGAAAATGAAATTTATTTTTTCCGATTAGGAAGTGACTTATTTCCATGGGGTAATAAAGTCGATGTGAGACAATTTCCTGACTTTGACGAAATCTGCGCAACTCTTAAACGTTGCGGTGATTTTGCTACTAAGAATGGAATTCGCATTACGACCCACCCCGGTCCTTTTAACTTGCTAGCTTCTTCAAATGAAGAAGTAGTGCAAAACACTTTCAAGGATTTAGAAATGCATGCACTGTTATTTGATTTAATGGGATTGTCGCGAACCCCATATAATAAAATTAACATTCATATCGGAGCTACATATGGTAATAAATTCAGCGCGGCTGAAACTTGGTGCGAAAACTTTCTCAGGCTATCGGAGGGTGTTAGATCCCGTTTAACTGTTGAAAATGACGATAAAGCTACTATGTTTTCAGTGTTGGATTTATACGAATTAGTGTATCGAAAAGTCGGTGTACCAATAGTATTTGACTTTCATCATCACACATTTAACACAGGCGATTTGTCAGCCGAGCAAGCACTGCGATTAGCAGTGACAACTTGGAATGAAATAAAACCTGTAGTGCATTATTCTGAGTCAAAGTCGATTCATGAAAATGACAGCACTATCAATCCACGTGCGCATTCAGACTACGTGACTGAATATATAGATACGTTTGGTGTAGATGTTGATGTTATGATCGAAGCTAAAAGTAAAGAACTGGCATTGTTAGAATACCGTAAAAAATATTCAACAATTTTAAAAGAAAATTTACAAATTCAATAATTATTGTTAAAATATTAATATTTATTTATTATATTTTATTAATATTAATTTATTAAATTATGCGTTATAAAGAACATACAATTAGAAAAATTGAAGCTCAGACTTTTAAATTACAGTCTCTTCAACGCGCTATCGAAATGAAAACAATGTCTGGAAATGAAGCAATCAATTTCATTGAAACTATTGTTAAAGATCTAAAAGTAGTAGTCGATCGACTCGAGCTTGAAACTAATGAATAAACTTCTATTAAAAATTCTTGTCGGCGTTATCGCTTTATCATTAGCAATTTGCGCGGCATTTTTTTCGATAGTAGGTTTATCAAAACTTTTTGCCGGCGCTTCAGTTGCTGTTATAATCATGGCGTCGACTTTAGAGTCGTCAAAATTAGTAATAGCATCGTTTTTACATAAACATTGGGCTACAGCAGCTGGAGTTCTTAAGTTTTACTTGATACTGTCAATGCTTATTATCATGAGCATTACGTCGATTGGCATTTATGGATTTTTGTCTGCAGCATATCAACAAACTAAATCAAAATACGATTTAACAAAAACGACAGTTGATAGTTTAACAGCTAAACAATTATATTATGAGTCGGCTATTAAAATGAATTCGACTCAGTTAGATGCAAAAAACAAGCAATTAACAAATTACTTGAGTTTGCAAAATTTGCAAGAGCAACGAGCAAGTCAGTTAGTCGCTCAAAATAAAGCGTCTAGGTCTGCAGATAGAAGTTCTGCTAATTCAGAAAGCTCGATTAATCGACTTAATGGCGAAATTGAAATTTTAAATCAAAAAATAGTCGCATATTCTGATTCAGTGTCGAAAATAAAAGTAGTAATTACTCAATCATCTATTCAAAGCGATATAGGATCAGAATTAGGGTCATTGACGTATATATCTAAAATGTTAGATGTATCCATGGACAAAATAGTTAATGTACTTATTATTCTATTTATTATAGTATTTGACCCATTGGCAATTTGCATGGTTTTAGTTTTTAATTTTCTTTCTATCAGCGAACCTCTTAATATTAAAACCGAACCTGAAGTCGTTTTAAACGAAGACATCGTGCAAGAGCAAATAATACCAGTCACTGATGTCGAGCCAGTTGTTGAGCTAGCTCCTGTCGAAGAAAAAATTGAAGTCGATCCTACTTTGGAAAAAAGATATCCAGAGCCTCCTAGAAAAAATAAAGCCGCTGGTCAATATACAGGCGGCGTTAAAGTCTAATTTAAATTAGTTATAAATCATGAGTACAGATTTAAAATCTCAAACAGAAAAAAACTATCCTAAAACAGTTTATAAAGTAAAATTTGATGAACGAAATCGAAGGATGATGATTTGCAGTAATTCTATTCCAGATGGAAAATATTGGAAAGGAAAAGAATGTAAAAATTATTCTTTAGTAGGCGATAAAGCTGTCGCAGTATTATGTTGGAAATGCGCACAAAGTTATTGCGAACCACCGGTAATACGTTCTACACAAAATAATTCAGGAAAGCCTAAAGGATGGAAATTCATGAAAGAGTATGTAGATGCTGAAGGAAATGTCTTTTTCAAAGGAGTTGAGCAGCCATCGCTTAAAGGTACAATGAAACCTACGGTGGTCGAGCCAAAACAAGAAAAACAAAAGTTAACAAAGCAAGAAAAAGAAACGTTAACTCATGAGTTAGCTAAGCGTATTCAATCATTGAAGGTTGAGTTATTTCATGAAAAGCGTAAAGGCAAAAAAGCTGAAATGCTACGTGAATTGAAAAAAGCTAATAAAGAATTGTCAAAACTAATTTAGATACAAAAGAAATTCATATATTTCTTAAAATAATTAATATGCGAAAAAATATATATGGCGATGAGCCTGTGAAAAAGAAACAAGTTGCGACTCAGGAATCTGTCGACGTCGACTATACATTTAATGAAGTTGAATATGGATTGAACATTGACGACTCTATTGTGTATATACATGGAGATATTGTAATTGGATGTTTATTCGATTTCATTTCAAAAGTACGAATTATATTAAATAATAGGCCTGAAGATAAAAAATCAGATCCTGTCACGTTAATGATAAATTCCAATGGAGGTGATGTATACGAGGCTTTAGGAATAATTGATTACATATCGACATTATCAGTGCCAGTTAATGTTGTCGCGCGCGGTCGTGCAATGTCAGCAGCTGCAATGATTCTTTGTTGCGGTACTGGAGTGCGAGCTGCATCAAAATCATCCACTATTATGCTGCATGAAGTGTCTGCAGAAATTTTTGGTAAATCTGCAGATATAAAGGCAAACGCAGAGCATATCGATTATATCGAAGATGAGTTTTTTAAGTTAATGTCAGTTAAGACTAATCAAACTGATGAATTTTGGAGAAAATCTTGCAGAAAAGATTTTTATATGAATGCAGAAAAAGCACTAGAATTTGGAATTATCGATAAAATTATATAAACTATGGGAAAACAAGACACACATGCACAATGGGAAACGTTGATGTCATATATTGACAAATACATTTCGTCACCACGAAAAGAAGCGTTGATTAAAATGTATGAAGAATTAGCTGATCGAATTTTAACAGCTCCGGCTTCATCACATTCGACAAGACATAATTGTTTTCCAGGAGGCTATATCGATCACGTTAATCGAGTAGTGAAAGTTTCTATTTCGTTATATGAAACATGGAATAAATTAGGAGCTGACGTAAATAAATTCACTCTTGAAGAAGTCGTCTTTGCTGCAATCAATCACGATTTAGGCAAAGTCGGTTCAAAAACAGAAGACTATTATATTCCTAACGATTCGAAATGGCATGTAGAACGTGGGCAAATTTATAAAATTAATCCTGCTTTAAATTTCATGAAAGTGCCTGATCGAAGTGTGTTTACGCTGCAGCAGTTTGGCGTATCGTATTCTGAAAACGAATATCTGGCCATTAAACTTCATGACGGGTTATACAGTAAAGGAAATGAGTCGTATTTAATGGCAGGTCAGCCTGAGTTTTCATTGAAAACGGATTTACCTATTTTAATTCACCATTCAGATCATTTAGCTACGTTAATTGAATCTAATCAAAGTCATGTAGTAGAAACGGTGACTATAAAGCCAAAAACAAAAATGAATTCAGTTAACGATCCTGTAGCTGATGAAAGTTTAAAATCTGCATTTGATAAAATTTTCGGATAATGGTTGCAATTATCATACTAATAATTTCCGTGGCATTAATTGTCGCGCTTTCAATTGGCTGTTATAATTTAACAAGACAAGTTGAACTTCTTGAAGATGAGCTTTTATTTCATTATAATAAATTAGAAGAAATTCGAAAAGTAGTTTTAGAAACTGAAATACAACTTAAAGAAATCGATCTTCGAGGTTCATTTGAAGCTGATGACGAAGTAGGATTTACATTTAAAAATATTAAATCTTTATCAGAAGATTTAACAAAAACTATTGAATCAATATATGAGTACCGAGACGCTGAATAATCAAACGCAACCGAAAACGCGTGGTAGAAAATCAAAAAATAAACAGTATTTTACTAAAGATACTGAAAATGCAATATTGCTATACAATCAATTAACCAATGATAATGATCGTAATAGACTTTATGAGTCGCATATTAAATATCCTTTTGATAAGTTAGTTGAAAATATCATTCATACTTTTAAATTTTATCAATTCGACGTACCTTATGAAGATGTTAAACATGAAGTCGTTGCATTTTTAAATGAAAAAATTCATAAGTATACCGATCCTAGTAAAGGAAAAGCTTTTTCATACTTTTCAATTATTGCTAAAAACTATTTGATTATACACAATAACAACAACTATCATAAGTTTAGGAATTCCGAAGATTTGCAAGTAGTAGATGATTCCAGAAGCGTAATTAACGAAATTGTTCGTGAGCAAGATTTGCAAGAGAAAACAGAATTTATGGATTTATACGTAAAATTTATGGATGACAATTTAACAAACTTCTTTCATAAAAATTCTGATTTATCCGTAGCCGACTCAATTTTAGAACTTTTTCGTCACAGAGAAAATATTGAAAATTTCAATAAAAAAGCATTGTATATATTAATTCGCGAACGTACCGGAGTTAAGACTCAGTATATAACTCGAGTTGTTAACATAATGAAAGGCGCGTATTTAGAAATGTATATGAATTTTAAACGTACCGGACAAGCAACTTTAAGTAAAGATTATTTTACGAAATCAGAATTCCTAGAATAAAATATTTATTTAAAATAGTCTATGGATTTTGATGTTGAAATATTTAAAGGAAAAAGCTTTTCTGAATTAATGAAAGACATTTATCAGAATAGCTCTAAAAAGGACAGGCAAATTAATTTGTTAATTGCAGAGTTAAAACCGCTAATTAAAAATATCGGTGATGCTACAGTAATAGTTCCTTTGATTAAAGAGTATTTAGAAATTAGCGTTAAAAATGATGAAGCGTTAGTAAAATTAGCCGCTGTTGTGCAGCGACTAATTTCTACAAATAGTCGAGTTCAAGCAGAAACCGGAAACTCTTGGATGTTATCTGATGAAGAGAAAAAGCAGTTGCTAGGAGAGTTAGATCAAATTACCGGTACGGAATCAAATATAAATCAAAAAGTCGTTGAGATATCAGCTAAGCAATCTCAATTAGAGTCAGAAATTGATAATTTACAAGACGGATTATAAATGTATTTTGCTGAAGTTAAAGAAGTAATTTATGTAGATGACAACCCTAATTTAATATATGGGTTGAAAGTCGCTCCGTTAGGTTTGTATCCTCAAACTGAAAAAAATTCTGCATCTATTGTTACAGTAAAGCCATTTAATATTTCAGTAGTGCGAATTCCAATCGTAGGAGAAGTAGTTGGAGTTATTCAGGCGCCTGGATCATTCGCATCAGGTTTAGATAGTGGTCTTGAAAATTACTATGTAGATGTTGTAAGTTTACAAGGAAATATTCATCATAATGCTATACCGACAGTTCAAAACAAAGAAGTAAGCGGAGCTACTTCCGGAAATTCAAACTCATATCAAGAAGCTGCTGCAGGAAACACCAACGACTCAAAATCTGCAGAAATTGATTCCAATTTTACTGAAAATGAAAATATTGGAATTATGCAGCCGTATGTCGGGGATGTAATTTTTTCTGGAAGATATGGTCAGTCAATACGATTTAGCACAACGCCTAAATCTGGAAAATTTACATTACCACAAAACTGGTCAGCCGGATCCGAAGCTGCGCCAATTACAATAATTCGAAATTCTGAACAAAAAGAATCTCCTGGTAAGATTAATGGATTTATAACTGAAAATTTTACTGATGACGATAATTCTATTATTATGGCTTCCGGTCAAGAACTTGTATTTGAACAAGCTTCTCAAGTTCTTACTTCAATTAATACAAATGAAATTACTTCATGGCGAGATGAGAAATGGGGCAAAACACCTCAAACGTTAATCAATTCTGGCAGAATTGTATTCAATAGTCAACAACAGGAAATTATTGCATTTGCTAAAAATGGAATTGGTCTTTCTTCAGAGACAAATATAGCTATCGATGCAGAAAACGTTATAGCGCTAAATTCTAAAAAAATTGAATTAGGCGACGAAGCTGATCAATCGCTTATTTTAGGTAATGACTGGGAATCGTGGATGAAAGATTTAGTAAATGCAATTGGAAGCTTAACTGCTATTACTCCTCAAGGTCCTACGCTGCCATTTCGCTTAGCGCCTCAATGGCCGCAAGTAGAACAAATCATGTCTAAAATTAATGAATTGCTCAGTCAGTTGTCATACACTAAAAAGAGCAGTTAATTTTCAAACTAAATAATTATTAAAAAAAGAATATGAATTCCAAAGAATTTATACAGTCTCTTAGAAAACTAATTCGTGAAGAAGTGCAGACAGCTGTTCGTACAGAAGTAGCTAAATTAGTAAATGTAATTACAGAATCTAAAACGCAAGAGATTGGCACGTTTAAACCGACAGCACCTAAGCCGAAAAAACGAACATTTTCGGAAAATCCTTCATTGAATGATTTATTAAATGAAACTGCTGGATTTTCTTCTTCAGGGCCGCAAGTAAGTTACGAGTCAGAAATTAATTATAATGATTTTTCTGAATGGCCGACGATGCGCGGAAACTCAATGATTGCGTCTAAAGCTCCGATGGTCATGACAGATGTTAATGGCTCGGCTGTTGATATGAAACAGTTAGCTAAGACTGAAGCTGGCGCGGCAGTTGTTGACGCATTAACAAAAGACTACTCTGCGTTAATGAAACGTATTAATGATAAAAAAGGAGCGTAATGTCGATTGAACAAAGATATTTTCCGATTGATCTTCAACCTGACGTTGCTGTTGGGATAAAAATTCCATGGACAAGATTAGACGGAGTTTTATTCAATCAATCTTATTCTACTATCGATCAATTACTTTCCAATGTAAAAAATTTAATTTTAACGAGGCAAGGCGAACGAGTTATGCAACCTTTGTTCGGAACGAATTTGCAAGATTCTTTATTTGAGCAAAATACAGAAGATTTGCGAAATTCGATTCGAAACTCAATATCTAGAGCAATTGAATTTTGGCTTCCATACGTGTCAATTGATCGTTTAGATGTCGAGCCTGTAATTGCTGTTTTAGGTACTGATGAAGAGCATGGAGTAAAGGTAGTATTATACATTTCTTTAAATGGGCAGCAAGCAGAACAACCTATAACATTTTTAGTAACACCGTCTGGAGTAGAATTAATATAAAATGACACAACTTAGCAAAAAAGACATACGTTATCTAAATAAAGATTTCAGTCAGTATAGAGCAAATTTAATTGAATTTGCTAAAAATTACTTTCCATATACTTACAATGATTTCAATGAAACGTCTCCTGGTATGATGTTTATTGAAATGGCTGCGTATGTCGGCGACGTTTTGTCCTATTACACAGATAGTCAGTTAAAAGAATCTTTTTTAGAATTTGCTGGTAGCAGACCAAATGTGTTAGCACTCGCAGCAAATGTCGGTTATAAAATAAAAAATACAATTCCAGCTACTGTAGATTTAGATGTATTTCAATTACTGCCAGCAAAAACAGTATCTGGTTCTAAAGTACCTGATTTTTCATATGCGTTAACAATTAAAGAAAATATGCTGGTTGGCGCTGAAGGTACTACAGTCGAATTTCGCACTTTAAATTTAGTTAATTTTTCAATATCTAGCAGTATAGATCCTTTAGAAGTATCAGTATATCAAACTAATTCAGTTACTAATGAGCCTGAATACTATCTCCTTAAAAAGAAAGTAAAAGCGATTTCCGGTACAGTAAAAACTAATACATATTCCTTCGGAGCCGCTAAACGATTTGATAAAATCTTAATTACTGACACTGATATTATAGATGTTGTTTCTATTACAGATTCAGATAATAATGAATGGACTGAAGTTCCATATCTTGCGCAAGACACTGTATTTCAGTCAATTGCAAATACAGCTCAAAATGATCCGGATTTATATGGGTATACAAACGTACCATATCTTTTAAAGTTAAAGAAAACATCTAGAAGATTTATAACAAAATTTCGTTCAGATAAAAATTTAGAAATTCAATTTGGACCTGGCATTACAGATACCGATGATCAGGAACTTATTCCAAATCCGGATAATGTAGGATCTAGTTTAACTGGATTGCAAATTCAATTTGATCATCCAATTGATCCGTCGAATTTCATGTATACAAAGTCATATGGTGTGGCTCCGTCAAATACTACCTTAACAGTTAAATATACAACAGGCGGTGGCATTACATCAAATGTAGCTTCGTTTACATTAAAAAATATCAATGACATTCAGTTTTTAATTGACAGTCAAAATTTAAGTAAAGCTTTATTGGATAGAATCAAAGCTTCTGTAGCGTGCACAAACCCACTTCCAGCAACTGGTGGTAAAAGTGAAGAGTCTTTAGAAGAAATTCGTCAAAATGCTATGGCAACATTTGCAAGTCAGCAACGATCTGTGACTGCTCAAGATTATGTAATACGTACATATTCTATGCCGTCAAAATTCGGATCGGTCGCAAAAGCGTATGTAATTCAAGATCAGCAAATTAGTCCTAGAAATAAAGATTTAATGATACCAAATCCGCTAGCGATTAATCTATACACACTTGGATATGATGGGAATGGAAATTTAATTCCGTTAAATTTAGCAGTTTTAGAAAATTTAAGAAATTATCTAGGAATGTATCGAATGTTGACAGATGCAATTAACATTAAAACGGCGTATATTATAAACATAGGCATACGATTTGAAATTATTACATTTCCAGAATATAACTCAAATGAAGTTTTATTAAAATGCATCGATAAATTAAAAGCGATATTCAATAATAAACTTTGGCAAATTAACCAACCAATTGTTTTATCTAAAATTTACACAGAATTAGATAAAATTGAAGGTGTGCAAACAGTATCAAATTTAGAAATTGTAAATTTATACGGAACGTCTGGCGGTTATTCAAGTAATTTTTATGATATAAAAGCTGCAACAAAAGCCGGAGTAATTTATCCTTCATTGGATCCAAGTATTTTTGAAATAAAATATCCAAACTCGGATATTATCGGAAGAGTAGTGTCATTATAAATTAATATAACATGATTTGGTCTATACCAGCAACATTAGATACGACAATTTATGAATCAGACCCATATAGAAATACTGGGTTAGATCCTGTCATTGAGCTTTCAAAACTAGGAGATACCTCTACAGGAGATTTAGCAGAATCAAGAATTTTGATTAAGTTTGATTTAACTGATTTAAATTCTATTTTATCGACAAATGGAGTTTCAATATCTGACGTTACGGCTAGTATACGATTATACGCGGTGCAAGAATATGCCCTGCCAAAAACATACACTATCGAGGCAAGACCTGTTTCAGTCCCATGGGACAATGGATCAGGATATTTTGTATATCCTGAAGCAGCGCAAACTAACGCCTCGATTACAGACGGAGCTACATGGATAACTACTGCCGGTACTGGGTCTATATCATGGACTTCATCTTTGTCGACCGGAGCTGCAATGCTATTCAATTCATCAAGCACTATAGGTGGCGGAGCTTGGTTTACTTCGTCTGCAGCAAGTCAATCATTTTCATTTAAGTCTGCAAATTCAGTTGCTGTAAATGTCACTGACATCGTGCAAAGTTGGTATACAGGCTCAATAACAAACAATGGATTTATTTTAGCATTTAATCATAATAACATTACGGCTAGTAACTATCCTGAGACAAAAATTCAATTTTACAGTAGTGATACGACTACAGTTTTCGAACCTCATTTATACGTTAGTTGGTCACCTGGAGTGTCATATTCTACAGGCTCGTTAACAGTTGCTGCTACTACTGACAATCCAATAGTGTATGTAAAAGATTTCAATGCTGTTTTCAAAAAAGATCAAAAAGTTCGTATACGAATTGCAGCTAGAAAAAAGTTTCCGAGACCTGCATTTGCACAAAATTCAGTTTTTTCTGATGTATTGGCGCTTCCCGCTAATTCATATTATAGAATAAAAGACGCGCACAACAATTTAGTTTTAATTGATTACAGCGCGAATACGAAAATCAGTGCAGATTCAAATGGAAATTATTTTGATTTTTACACTACAATGTTGTATCCGGAAAGATTTTATACATTTGAAATAAAATCTGAATATTCTGATGCAACTCAATATTATGACGCAAAAGAATTTACATTTAAAATAGTAAACTAATATGTCTATTTACGAATTACATGAATTTCAACCAGACCGTTTATTTTCTGGGCAAATAGTTCCTACTCGAGTTATTCCTACAAAGTATAAAGCCTATGCTACGGCTTCGAATGGAATTACTGTAATAAATGAAAATGCTAATATCAGCAGTAATAGATCGTTTATTAGTTTATATACTACAAAAATTTCCAATGCAAGATTCAATCAAGTTATAGACTTAGACTTTAAAGAATTTCCTCCAATTATTATTGACACGACTATTAGAGACTTGCAGGCTAAAATTTCAGAACTCGAGGCGTCATCGTCGGTACTGTTAGCTACAGATGCGGCAAATAAAAATTTAATAAATACACTAAATGATCAAATAGATTCGTTAAATAAAATTAACTTAATTGTCGATCAAAGTATAGATTCTTCAAATAACACTTCAACATCACCGAATGAGTTAAGTATTGGAACGACTTTTATACCAAATTCGCTGGACCAAAATAAACTTTAGTCTCTTAATGGCAGATATACATTTCAATTGAATTACGACGGGTCACTAAGTCTTTTTGAAAATCAACTAATTGATGGTGATACTAATCAATTAGTATTATTAAAATCATTAGCATCATTAACATCAGTCAATAACTATTACGTCTGCTTTTTAAGTATATTAGCCTAGAATATCTTAATAAGATATTTATTTAAAAGGCTAATTAATGTTATCCGTATATACTAATCAACAAGATCTTTTAAGGACCTCAGTATCTATACCGACAACTCGGTATCAAACTGTTGATAAAGAACTATTCGATAAAAGACAATTTTCCGTAACGTTTAATAACACGTCAGTTAAACCAAAGTTGGAATTTCATGTATATTCCAATGACGGTATTTATTTAACAGGCGATCATGGCGCGTTGTTTTCTATAGAAAAAAACGACACGTCGGCTAATTCTGAAGCGTATGAATATTTAGCGGTAAATTCTCGAGATGTATTTGCTAGATTAGGAATAAGCAGAGGGCAGTATCGAGTTGTTTATAACTTTTTCGATAATTTAATTGGCTCTTTTGAAGGCGAAAAATTATTTATAAAAGAAATATCTCCTTCGCGCCGAGAATTGCGTTTGCAACTTTCCAATAATGACGGAATTACTTTACGCAAGCAGTATGAAAGTTTTAAAACTCGTTGGGACGAAACGCAGAAGAATGATATATTTGATTCGTTTATATTAAACTTTGGATTTAATGAAACATTTCAAATTGTAAATCTTCGTTTTGAAGAGCAGGAATATTTAGAAATCATAGTAAAGCTGTATCAACCTTTACCGGCTCGTTTCGGGGAAAGAGTGAAGCTGTGGATTTCTGAAGAAATAATCGCTCCGGTAGTTGAAGTTATATCGATTGTACCGAAAGAAGTCACCGAACCTTACAATCGATTATCAGGACCGAATTTCGATTTAGATGAGTTTGATGGATTCTCAACTGCTACTAGCTATAAATCTTGGAATGACTTACTCGCTGCGAATATTCAAACTTCGCAGCAAATCATAGACAGTCAATTTTCAGGATCGCTAGCGGGTTTGAAATTGAATATAAGTTATCGTATATTTGATAATTTCGTTCATTACAGTTCTGCAGTTGAGCGAGTAAAGAATTTCAAATACAAACTTGAAGTAATTGAAAATTACACTAATCAAATTAATACTGTAGCTGTTATTCCTGGCGGCACTATAATTCAAACAAATTTAGCTGACTTATACAATAAACGAAACAACATAGTAAGTAGTTTTGACGACTTTGAAAAATATTTATTTTTCGAATCAACCGGCAGTCAGTTATATACTCACGTAGACGAAACGGCAAATTCTATAATTACTGGATCTGGAATTGTTAATCCATGGCCTAAAACAACTCCAGTATCCGCTACGTGGCAAACAGCATTTTCGTTATGGAGTACAATGACATCGCAATGGTCGATTGCTAGTAATCCGGATCCATATGGAT